CAACAGTTGGAAGTTTAACAGAATTAATTGAAGTAAGACCTGGTTGGGGTACACTCAAGTGGGGTGAAAATGGTTGGGGTAGTGTTGAAGAAGCAACTGAAACTTTAGTTGGTTTATCAGCTACAACAGCTTTAGGAACTTTAATAGAAATACCTGGACAAATAGTTGGTTTAACAGGTAGATCTGCAACTACAACAGTTGGCTCATTAACTATTGATGCAAGTTTAACTCTTTCATTAACTGGTCAACAATTAATTTCATCATATGGAAATCTTTCACTTGATGAGCATTCAGTTGGATTAGTAGGTTTATCAGCTACATCATCAGTAGGCACTTTAAATCCTGCAGATATTATGGGTATTAGTGGTGTATCAGCAAGCACTGCTCTAGGTACTTTATCATATAGTTCAGATCCTACTTTGACCGCAAGTGGTCAAGCGGCTACGACAGCTTTAGGGACTTTAACAGCTTCTCCTGAAACTTTAACTACTTTAACAGGTCAATCAGCAACTACAGCCGCTGGCGCCCTTACTACGGTTCAACAGACTAATGCGAGTTTAGTAGGTCTAGGCCAAGTGGCAACAGCTACTGTAAATGGACCAGGTTTAATATTGAAATATTATGGAGATAAAACACCAAATACCAGTGCGAGTTATACGGATAAAACCCCAAGAACAAGTGCTACTTATACGGATAAAACACCAGCATAATACTATTGACTTTAAACTAATGAGAACATATAAACTAAAAAACTAGGAGATTTTTACAATGGCTTCAACATATAACAGTCTTGGTATCCAATTAATGGCAACTGGCGAAAATGCCGGTACATGGGGTACAAATACCAACAATAACTTAAACTTTATTAAAAATACTTTTGGGTATATTGAAGTTGCAATCACAGCGGATAGAACTTTAACCATACCAGATGGTTCCACGGGAACTTATGATGGTCGAGCTTTTATTATTAAACTAACTGGTTCTACTGGTGGAAGCAGAGTTTTAGATATTGCAGCAACTGCAGGAGATCCTGCGGCAGCAATTGAAAAACCTTTTTTAGTAATTGACAGTACAACTAGAGGCGGTAGTGATACTATAACTTTTAAAGTTACAGGTCAGACAGGAATCGTAATACCTAGATATGGAAATGTTTGGTGTTATCATGATGGTACCGATATACGTACATCAGGAATGCTTAGTACAAGAGGATCGGCAGGAAATGCACCAGCTCAAGCCGCTTATACTTTACCAGCTGCCGATGGATCAACAGGTCAATATTTAAAAACTGATGGATCAGGAGCGTTGAGTTTTGATACTCTTCCTGCAGCAGGAATATCAACAGGAAAAGCTATTGCAATGGCAATGATTTTCGGGTAAAAAAGAGAAGGAATTAAATTATGGCAAATCCAAATATAGTATCAGTCGCAACAATTGAAGGCGGTAATGCTGGTTGGAACCTATCTACAGGTTTAACAACAACATTAGCTGAATGCGCATCTAATTATATTTTAAAAATCAATAGAATTGTATGTACTAATGTTCATGCTACAGACGCAGCAAATTTAAGTTTGTATGTTGATGGCATGGGAACAGGTGCAGCGGGAATTACAACAACAGGTGCAGACGCAGCTGTTTATTTAGCAAAAGTTATTTCAGTACCAGCTAATGCTTCATTAGTTGTTTCTGACACACCTATCTATCTTATGGAAGGTGATTTATTAAAAGGCGGATCAAGTGCCGCAAGTTCATTAGACTTATTCATATCATATGAAACGTTAATCGACTAGGAGGTTAAATTATGGCGCAAGGAAACGGCGGAATAATTGGACCTTTAAATACCGTATCAGCAAAACCCGCAACTCTCACAACACAAATAAATGCTACAGGGTGTCATACACTTCAACCAACAACATCAACTGTAGATTTTATAGCAGTCGCTGCCGGAGGTGGTGGAGGCGGTAACTATGGTGGCGGTGGTGGAGCAGGTGGAGTTTTAAAAAGTTTTTGCAATGCATGTCTTTCAGCAATTCCAGTTTGTGGAGGAGCAAGTGTCCCAGTAACAATTAATGGTGGTGGAGCTGGTGGAGTAAATAGTGGACCTGGTCAAGGATCAAATGGTGGGACTTCAGTAGTAATATTAGGTGGAACAACTTACACAGCAACCGGTGGTGGTGGAGGTGGAGGTCGTGGTCTGTCACAAGGATGCGCTGGGGGTTCTGGGGGTGGTTTTTCTGGTGGTCCAGGATCAGCTGGAGCTGGAAATACACCGTCAATAGCGGGACCCTTAGGTGGTCCTCAAGGATCAAATGGTGGTGGTAACCTTATGGGTTCTGGTGGTGGTGGTTTTAGTGAAGCTGGTTGTACAGATGGAGCCAGAGAAGGTGGTGATGGAGTTGCATTAACAATTGGTGGAACACCTTATACACTCGCAGGTGGAGGTGGAGGCGGTGGACCAACTGGTGATCCAGGAACTTCTACAGGTGGAGATGGTGGTGGTGGAAATGGCTCATTAACTGCTGAAGGATCAGCAGGAACAACAAACACTGGTGGCGGTGGAGGAGGTGGAAATAGTACACCTTACATTAATGGTAAAGCTGGTGGTTCAGGAACAGTAATTCTTCAAGAAAATTATACAGCTGGAAACCAAGCTCCAGGTGTTTGGCAAATGAATACAGTATATGATTTAGTTAAACAAGGTGAGTGGAGAGGATTTAATATTCAAAGTTATGATTTAGATTATTTAGTTATTGCTGGTGGTGGTGCAGGAACTGCACAGCATCAACCCGCAGGAGCTAATGGTGGTTCAGGAGGTGGTGCTGGTGGTATGGTTACTTCTTTTTCTAATCCCAACGCAGCGGCTCTTAGTTTTACCAACGTAGATGTTGGATCAACTTATGACGTAACAGTTGGCGCAGGTGCAGCGGCAAGTACAGACCAACCTGAAACTGGAGAAAGAGGAACTGATTCAACATTTCAAACTATAACGGCTACTGGAGGTGGCGGTGGTGGATCTGGTGCAGCTGGTCAACCTGGAGGATCTGGTGGTGGAACAAATCAAAATTGTTCAGCAGGAGGTTCTGGTAATACGCCCGCAGCTCCAGCTGCATTAGGAGGACCTCAAGGTAATTCTGGTTCTCCTGGAATTCCTAGCTCAGGTGGTGGTGGAACTGGAGGTGGTGGAGCTGGTGGAGCAGGAGGACAAAACTTTTCAAGTCCAAATAAAAATGGTGGAGCAGGAGGAGTTGGTTTAGCAAATTCAATTACTGGATCACCAGTAACATATGCAGGAGGTGGTGCAGGAGCTGCTTATAGTTGTGGTACTCCTGGAGCAACAGCACCAGGTGGCGGTGGAGCTGCTAATAATAATAGTCCATCGTCAGGAGTTCCTTCCGCATCTTTAAATGGTACAGCAAACCTAGGTGGTGGAGGTGGAGGTGGTGGATCTAATATTTCAAGTCTTCCAGCAACAAGAGTAGCAGCTGGATCAGGTGGTTCTGGTGTTGTTATTTTAAGAGGTCCAAGTGCAGTTACATTTACTGTAGCACCTGGAAGTAATTCAACATCTACACACCCTGGAGGAGAAAAAATAGCAACATTTAATGTAACAGGGACGTTGACAATTGGAGAAGCATAAAATATAAATATAAAATTTAAGGAGTAAAAATATGGCACATTTCGCAGAATTAAAAACAATGACAGATCCCACTGGATTTACGTCAGATTCACACCAAGTAGTACAAAGAGTAGTTGTTGTAGGAAATGATATTGCTGCAGGAGGCGGAACTCTTGGAGATAACGACATGCATGTTGATGGAGAAACATGGTGTGCAAATTTCTTTAAAGGTGGAAGTTGGAAACAAACTTCTTACAATAATAATTTTAGAAAACAATACGCAGGAATAGGTTATGTGTATGATTCAACAAAAGATAAATTTTTAGGACAACAACCTTGGGCATCTTGGTCATTAGATGGTAATGATGATTGGCAAGCACCAGTTACATACCCAACAGACACAGGAACAGAAGAGTCTCCTAAAATAATTTCTTGGGATGAAGATAATCTAAGATGGACTGCACAGGATCGTTCAGATCCGGTTAATAATTTTAATTGGGATGCATCAGCGTTAGCTTGGGTGTCCGCATAAGGAGACTCATATGGCTAGTCCTTCAGGATCAGCAAACGGCGGTATTTTAGGAAAAACGAATACAACTTCGTTTGGAAAAAATAAAGTTACAGCTACTACAAGCACGGGTTGTTTTACCACACAACCAGGAACACGAATAGCTAATGTAGTTGTTGTAGGTGGCGGCGGTGGAGCAGGAAGAGATAATGCTGGTGGCGGTGGAGCTGGCGGTATGGTTTTACCTTCTAGTGCAATTTCAGTTTGTGGTAATACAGCTTATCCAATAGTTATTGGTGGTGGCGGTAATGGAAGAACTAATAACTGTGGTCAAGGATGCACAGGTGTAGATTCAACAGGTTTTGGTTTAACAGCTAAAGGTGGTGGCGGAGGTGGAATAGGTAATCCTAGTGCACCCGTCGGTCCAGGAACTCCAGGAGGTTCTGGAGGTGGAGCTGGAGCAACTGATTCACCAGGAATGACAGGTGGATCTACAATTCAATCCTGTCAACCAGGAGACTCAGGCACTTTCGGTTTTGGAAATGCTGGTGGTCCAGGTGGAAATTCTCCAAATAGATCATCAGGTGGTGGTGGCGGAGCTGGTGCTGCAGGAACTAAACAACCAAGTGGCGGTGCTGGTGGAGACGGTGGAAATGGAAAAGATATTACTCCAGTCTTTGGTCCAGGTACTTATCCTAACTGTGGTGTTTACGCTGGCGGAGGCGGTGGTGGAGCAATTACTAGTGGAGCTGGTGGAGATGCAGGAACTGGTGGCGGTGGAACTGGTGGTGGATCAACAACAGCAACTTGCGGAACAATAAACACTGGTGGTGGCGGCGGTGGAACAGCAAACTTTCCAAGTGTAACCAATGGAAAAAATGGTGGATCAGGAGTTGTAGTAGTAAAAGAATTAGATAAAGCAAGTGGTATGTGGTCAATGCAATCACAATTTGAAGCAAAAACAGCAGGAACATGGCCAGTAAAAACTTTAGGCTGTATTAGTTTCTTAGTTATTGCTGGCGGTGGAGGTGGTGGATATGCAATTTCAGGATCAAATGCTGGTGGTGGAGGTGGAGCTGGTGGTTATAGAAATTCATATGCTTCTGAAACATCAGGTGGACCTGGTGGTTGTACAGAAACAAAAGCAAGTGGAATATTAGCAGGAACTCATACAATTACTGTAGGTGCTGGTGGTACGGGTGCTACTGGTAGTCCTGGAGCAACGAATGGAAATAATAGTGTAGCACTATGTGTAACTTCTCTTGGAGGTGGTTTTGGAGCAAGTGCTGTGCCATCCCCAACATGTTCAAAAACTGGACAACCAGGTGGATCAGGAGGTGGAGCATCTTATACTGGTCCAGGAGTTGGTGGTAGTGGTAACGCATGTCAAGGTTTTCCTGGTGGTAACAAAGGACCTAGCTCAGACGCTGGTGGTGGAGGTGGTGGAGCAGGTGTTGCTGGATCTGCTGGTGGACCATGGGGATGTAGTGCTGGTGGAGCAGGTGGAAATGGTTTGACTTCAAATATTACAAACACTCCTACGGCAAGAGGTGGTGGTGGAGGTTCTGGTGGTGGATCATTCCCAAGTGTACCTGGCCCGCAAGCAGCTGGAGCTGGTGGAACTGGCGGTGGTGGTGCTGGTGGAAAAGGACCAAGTGGTGGCGCTGGAACAGCAGGAACAATAAATACTGGTGGTGGCGGTGGAGGTGGAGGAGCAGCTCCTCCAAGTAGTCCTCCAGGTAGTGGTAATGGCGCTAATGGTGGTGCAGGACTTGTTGTAATAAGAGCACCAAACACAATTACTTTTACAGCTACTCCATGTGCAAATACAGTAGCACCTGTTGGATCATGTACAGTTGCAACTTTTACAGTTACAGGAACATTAAATATTTCTTAATTTGTGCAAATCTTAGAAAAAAAGAAAGATAAAGTCTTTGTATTTAAAAATTTTTTATCTAAAAAACTTTGTAATTTTTATTCTAATAAAATTAAAGACATTGGAGATATAGGGTTTTCTCTACCTTTTGAAGATAGAACGTGGGAATTTACAGAAAATCAAAAAATAACTAAAAAAATTACAAATACCATTTATAAACATTTAAAAATAAAACTAGATTTACATTATGCTCAATTTCAAAATTGGCATGTAGGTACTAACAGTGAATTACATAAACATGATTATGCTGGTGGAGAAATGACAAAGTATAATAGTTTAATATATTTAAATGATGATTTTAAAGGGGGTGAATTTTTTACAAGAAACGGTATTAAACTTAAACCACAAGCAGGAATGCTTACTTTATTTGATGGTTCTAAGGTGTCGCACGGGCTTAAAAAAGTTAAAAATAAAGATCGTAAAACTATGATATTTTGGTGGGTTGATAATTAATTTTGCTTTACTTTATATTTAAAAAAGATATAAATTGTCCTATAAAGATATATAAAAAACATGAACTATCCTTTATTAAAAGAAAATAGTACAAAATATTTATCTCTATCTAATTTTTATAATAAAAAAATTAATGAGTTTAAAATAAAAAGACCAGAAGGTTTAATTGATACTTGGGAAACAACTTATAAACAAGAGGACGGCCTACAGTTTCATAACTTATTAAATGTAAATTTAGAATTAAAAAAGAAAGAATTAAAAAAAATAGTGTGTAAATCTTTGGGTATAAAAAATAATAAATTAAAATATCATTATTTTCATTTTTTTGAATACTATAAAAATGGTCAAATGAAATCTCACAGACATTATGAAAAGGAAGATTTTGTTTGCATATTATATTTAAATACTTGCAAAGGCGGTGAGACTATATTTTACTTGAACGATTATAGTGAAGACTCTAGAAAAAGAAGTATGGTAAAAATAAAACCACAAAAAGGAAAATTAATTGTTTTTTCTGCTTTAATTATGCATGAAGGTTTACCTACAAAAAGCAATAAACGAATAGCTGTTGGAGGATTTAAATTAATATGAATTTAACAAACTATTATTGGTATTTTCAATCAGTAATTCCTCATAGAATTTGTGACGATATTGTACGTTATGGAAAACAATTACAAGATAATTTAGCTACTACAGGTGGTTATGGTGATGTTAAAAAATTAAACAAATCTCAAATTAAAGATTTAAAAAAGAAAAGAGATTCTAATATAGTTTGGATGTCTGATCGTTGGATTTATAAAGAAATACAACCATATATTAATCAAGCTAATCAAGACGCTGGTTGGAATTTTCAATGGGATTGGTCAGAATCTTGTCAATTTACTAAATATAATAAAGGTCAATATTACGATTGGCATTGTGATGGTTGGGATAAACCTTATCATGCACCTAATACTCCTACTCACGGGAAAATTAGAAAACTATCTGTAACAGTAACTTTATCAGATCCTAAAGAATATAAAGGTGGTGAGCTAGAGTTTGATTTTAGAAATATGGATCCAGATAAAAAACCTAACTTTCGTAAATGCAAAGAGATACTTCCTAAAGGATCTTTAGTAATATTTCCTGGATTTGTTTGGCATAGAGTCTGTCCAGTTAAAAAAGGATCAAGACATAGTTTAGTAATCTGGAATTTAGGATGGCCTTATAAATGAAGAATAAAAAATTAAAACAAAAACAAAGAAAACAAAAAAATAAAATAACTTTTCCACAACAGTTAACTAGAGAAGAATATTTTAAATGTCCTATGTGGTTTGGGGATGAACCTAGATTTGTAAAAGATTTAAATAAAGCATCTGATCCATATATTGAAGAATCTAAAAAAAATTTAAAAACAGATATTGATAAACGTAATAAAAAATTTGGCAATAAAGGAGATATGGGTCACGTATTTCACTCTACATCGTTAATAGGAGACCCTGCTTTTTTAAATCTTCAAAACTATGTAGGTGCAACGGCTAATAATTTATTAATAGAAATGGGTTTTGACTTAACCAATTATCAAGTGTTTACTACAGAGTTATGGGTACAGGAATTTGCTAAACAAGGCGGTGGACACCATACATTACATACACATTGGAATGGTCATATATCTGGTTTTTATTTTTTAAAAGCTAGTGAAAAAACATCACTACCTTTATTTGAAGATCCAAGACCTGGTAATGTAATGAATCTTTTACCAGAAGCAGATAAAACAAAAGTAACTTATGCATCATCTCAAATTAACTATCAAGTTAAACCAGGAAGAATGATATTCTTTCCATCTTACATGCCACATCAGTATGTGGTAGATATGGGATATGAACCCTTTAGATTCATACATTGGAACTGTCAAGCCATACCGAAAGGAGTAGTAAATGTCGTTCAAAAAAAATAAATATAGCGTTTTAAAAAATGCTATTAATAAAGAAATGGCAGATTTTTGTTTTGCTTATTTTTTAAATAAAAGAAAGATAGCAAGATTTTTATTTGATCAAAGATATATATCACCTTTTACAGAGTATTGGGGAATATGGAATGATCAACAAGTTCCTAATACTTATTCTATTTATGCAGATACAGTAATGGAAACTTTATTACAAAAAGTTCAACCCGTTATGGAAAAACATACTGGACTTAAATTAAGTCCTACTTATTCTTATGCAAGAATATATAAAAAAGGTGATGTGTTAGCTAGACATAAAGATAGATATTCGTGTGAAATTTCTACTACTTTAAATTTAGGGGGAGATGACTGGCCTATTTATTTAGAACCTTCTGGAAGAACTGGTCAAGCAGGCATCAAAGTAAATTTAAATCCAGGAGATATGCTTATATATTCTGGATGTGATCTTGAACATTGGCGAGAAGAATTTAACGGAAAAGACTGTGGTCAAGTATTTTTACACTATAATAAAAAAGGTTCTAAAATGGCTAAAGAAAATGAATTTGATAAACGTCTTTTTTTAGGCCTCCCTGCTTATTATAAAGGCTTTACATTGCCTAAAAAATAAAATATAGTTAAATCTGGTTGGGGGAACTCCACCACAATTCCCCCGACTTTATCATATTGATAAATTAGTCGATCTAGTATAATTTCACCTAGGAGATTATATGTTAACAAAAATCACATTAAAACCAGGATTAGACAAACAATCCTCAGATACTGGAGCAGAAGGTCGTTGGGTAAATGGCGATTATATGCGTTTCAGATACAGCTATCCTGAAAAGATAGGAGGTTGGCAACAGCTTACATCTAGTAATTTAGTGGGAGCAGGGAGAGATCAACACGCTTGGGTAGATAGAGCTGGAAATAAATATGTAGCAATTGGAACTAACAAAATGCTTTATGTTTATTTTGAAGGAGCAGTGTATGATATTACCCCATTAGATACTACAAAATCTCAAACTGGAGTAGCAATTGGAACTACAAATGGTTCCGATATAATTACACTTACTTTTTCATCTGCTCACAATTTAGAAGTAGGAGATATTTTATTATGCAGAAGTGGTACTACAGTTTTTAGTGCTCCACCTTCAAGTTCTTTTATAGCAGCTGATTTTGATAATGATTTATTTGAAGTTTTATCTACTCCTACTACTAAAACTTTAACTATTAAAATGACTCTTCTAACTAATAATAATGAAACAGGGACTGGAGGAGCAGTAGCCACAACAACAATTGATCCTTATTATGCAATAGGACCAGTTACTCAAGGTTATGGTTATGGATGGGGAACTAATACTTTTGGTGGTCGAGTTATTCCTCCTACTTTAACAACATTAAATGGAGCTTTAGCAGATGATGCACAAGGTAATAATGGGTCAGCAACAGAAATTACTTTAACATCAACTACAGGATTTACAGTTCCTTCTTCATCAACAGAAGTTATTCAAGTAGATAATGAATTAATTGGATACACAGGAATTACAGGAAACAAAGTAACAGGAATTACAAGAGCATACAACGGAAGTACAAGATCTTCTCACCTTAATGGAGCTACAGTTTACGATGCAAGTAGCTACGTAGGTTGGGGTAATGCAAGTACATCAGCTCAAGTTGTACTAGAACCAGGACAATGGAGACTAACTAATTATGGAGAAAACTTATTGGCTTTAGTGCATAATAAAAAAGTATTTGAATGGGATCCAGATAGCGGATCTGGTTTAACTGTTAGAGCAACTGTTTTAGCAAATGCACCGACTTCTTCAAGAGACATGGCTGTTTCTACTCCTGATAGACATTTAGTGTTTATTGGAACCGAAACAACAGTAGGTAGTGCAGGAACACAAGACGATATGTTTGTAAGATTTTCAGATCAAGAAAGTATTAACGCAACAGATTCTTATACACCCAGTGCAACTAACACAGCGGGATCTCAAAGATTACCTGACGGATCTAAATTAATGGCAGTTATTGCGGGTAAAACAGCTTTATATGTTTGGTCGGATACAGCGATGTATACTATGAAGTTTGTAGGACAACCTTTTACTTTTGGTTTTGAACAGGTCGGAACTAATTGCGGTATATCTAGTCAGCATGCTCCTGTAGAAATAGACGGTGTTGCTTATTGGATGGGACCTAATGGATTTTTTAAATACACTGGAGGTAGAGTTTATAGTATGCCTTGTTTAGTAGAAGACTATGTTTTTGAAAACATTAATGTTAATGCCAATCAACAAATTCACGGAGCAGTAAATAATTTATTTGGCGAAATAACATGGTTTTATTGTAGCCAAGGATCAGACGAAGTAGATCGTTCTGTAAGTTATAATTATATTGAATCTACAGATGCAGATCCTATTTGGACAACATCATCTTTAGCACGAACTACTTGGACTCCAGAAGGAGTTTATGGAAAACCATATGCTACACAATATGTAACAGGAGTTGCACCAACTGCTCCTGCAGTTAATGGAGTTACAAATGGAGCAAGTTATTTTTGGCAACATGAAGTAGGAACAGATGAGGTTTTTGCTAGTGGTACAACTAATGCCATTGCAGCAAGTATTGAATCAGGAGATTATGATATAAGTAAAGATCAAGGTCTTCCTGGTGAAGGAGAATATATAATGAGAATTAGCAGATTTATACCTGACTTTGGAGCTCAAACAGGTAATGCTCAAGTAAGATTAACAACTAAAGCATTTCCTAATAGTACAGGTGTAGCTAATAATTATACAGCTACCACAAGTACAACTCAACTTAACACTAGAGTTAGAGCACGGCAAATTGCATTTAGAGTAGCAAATACAGGAACCGGTGAAAACTGGCGACTAGGAACTTTTAGATTAGACATACATGCAGGAGGTAGAAGATAATGGCTAAAATATCGGAAGTGGTGGCAACAATTGAAGGACCAGATTTTGATCAACAAAATGTTCAAAACTTGGCAAACAATGTTATTTCCATTGTACAAAAAATGAATACTACATATCAACAACAATTAAAGGACGAACTAGAAGCCTTTACTTTATTTGTAGATTAAGTTAGGATAAAAAAAAGACATGGCGAATGCATATAAAAATAGCATCTATACTACTACAGGAACAGGAGCAGAAACTATTTATACAGTACCGACTGCAACAGTAGGAATTGTTAAATCACTTTCTATATTTAATGGAGTAGCTGGCACCACTAATTTAACTATTTCAATACTAGATAGTAGTGCTGGAACAACTACTTTTTATGCTAAAAATTCTAGTGTAGCAGCAGATGCTAAAGTAGAAATACTTGAAGGAGAAGCTAGCACTATTTTAATTTTAGAAGAGGCAGACGCTATTAAAGTAACATCAAGCGGAGGTGCAGGAGTAGTTTGCACCTTAAGTGTATTACAACAAGATAGGACATAATGACAAAAACAATTAAAGTAGATGGTAAAGATGTGCCAATAATTGAACCAACAGAAATTATTACAACGTACAAAAATGCTAAAACAGGAGAAATTTACAAAGATGAAGAAGCCTATAAAGCAGCTAATCTAAGTAAAGATGAAGGCCAAATTGATGTCAAGGTTATCATGCCACCTCTTGATTTATTGGGTGAAAAAGGATAATAGTATAAATTCAGGTGAAATCCCTGCGTTTTTAATATATAACAATTTCAAGGGAATATAGATTCATGGTTAAAATTTTAGAGTACATTGATACAGCTTTAGAGTATGCGGATAAATACAAAGACCTTATTAAAATAGGGGGTGCTGCAGGTAAAGCGTATATAGACTATAAAAATCAAAAAGAACTAAATGAATTAACAGAAGACGCTTATAATAGATATATGCAAGAAAAACAAGCAGCTGGTCAAGAAGCACAAGCTGCTGTTGATGTAAATTTAACTCCCATGGAAATTACAGGAATCCCTACATCTAAAGCAGACGTTACAGATTTTACAGCTCTAGCTGCTAAAGGTGGTATTATAGGTTTAAAAAATGGTGGTGACCCTAATGCAGGTATTACAGCTCTTAGAAAAAAAGCACCGGGTGTTGTAAAACGAATGGGATTTGAAGAAGGTTCTCCAGACTCAGTAGGTTTTGAAATGTATGGAGGTGAAGATTTATCTTTTCCAAAAGCAGAAGGTCAGTCAGAAGAAATGGCTATCTTAAATGGTTTGTTTAATGATGTTGAAGGTAAAGTAGATGAAGAAACAAAAATGCAATACTACAAAATTTTAATACCGCAAGTTTATAAAAACGGTGAAATATCAAAAGATGTATATGAAAAAATGATTCAAGAAATTATAGTTAACAAAGCTAAAGGTGGAATAGCAAATTTAAAAAATGGTGGTTTCCCTGATTTAAACAAAGATGGTAAAATTACTAAAGCAGATGTGTTAAAAGGAAGAGGAGTATTTAACATGGGTGGTGGCGTTATGGATCTTGGTGGCATGGAAAAAGATTATAGATTTTCTGGTGGCTTTGTTCCAATTGGAGAGTATGAAAAAAAAGATGATGTACCAGCTAGATTATCTAAAAACGAATTTGTATTTACAGCCGATGCAGTAAGAGCTGCAGGCGGAGGAAGTATTAATAAAGGTGCTAAAAGAATGTATGACACTATGAAAAAATTAGAGGCAAAACCAACAGCTAAAAGGATGACAGCATAATGGCAGTTAACTACGATCAAGCAGGTTTGTTACCTTCGGGTATTCTAGCTCCTTACGGACAGAATATTCTTAAATATGGTATCGGGCAACTAGGAACTCCTATTGATGTTGGAGCGTTAACTCCTAAAGTTGCAGGTCAATCTGCATTTCAACAACAAGCTGCACAAGGTATTGCAGATCTTGGTGGACTAGGACAAATACAAAGAGACGCTAGTGGCCAAGTTACAGGATTTACAGGTGGTACAGGAGTTGCAAGTTATCAACCTTATCTAGATGATATTTCTCAACAACAATTATTAGATCCAGCACAAGGTTACAAAGACTTTATGTCTCCTTATCAACAAGAAGTTATTAGAACAACAATGGCTGATTTTGATAGACAAGCTCAAATTGGTAAACTAGGTGTTTCTCAAGACGCATACACTGCAGGAGCTTTTGGTGGTTCAAGACAAGGTGTTGCAGAAGCTGAGTATCAATCTAACTCTGATAGAAACAGAGCTGCATTACTTGCAGGTTTATATGGTCAAGGATACAATCAAGCATTAACACAACAGCAACAACAATTAGCTAACCTACAAGGAATGGCTACTTTTGTACCTGGATTACAACAACAAAACATTGCAGCGTTTGATGCACTAGGACAACAAGATCAATTACTCGAACAATCTAAACTAAATGCAATGGCACAAGCAGCACAAAGTGCATATCAACTGCCACTAGATAGAATTACAGATGTAGCAAATATTTATGGTACTGTATCTGGTGCAATGCCTGGTTCACCTACACAGAAATTTACACCTAATCCATTACTAACTGGTATTGGTGGCTTTGCTAATATGTATACGACACTTGGTGGATCTGCTATGACTAGAGCACCAGCACAATACAATCAACGTCTTGTAGACGCAGGTCTTCAAGCTGTAAGAGACGACGCATAATGTATAATAAAATTTTAAAAAGACCAATGTTCAAAATGGGTGGCAGAAGCTACTCGGCGCAAGGAACAGGCATCACGTCTGGTTTAGATACACCTAGAAGAGGATTAGTGCAGTATCCAGGTGGATATGCTGGTGAAGAACGTTTAACAGAAATAGGTGAAGAAAAAATTAAAATTACAGAACCAAGAATATCAGAAACAGATAGAATTATAAGATCATTTGGTGTGTACGCAAGTCCATACAAAGACGATGGCACAGCAAAAACAAGTGGTGAAATGGGTTATGAACAAGCACAAAACATTACAGCAGAGAGAGATGAACAAAAAAATTTAGAAGACTTAGCTGCTTTATCTAATCTTGAAGCTGAAGAAGCACAAATAAGAAAAGATTTAGATAGAGACGCTGATCAAGAAAATGCTTTAGAAATACAACGATTAATTAACTCTAAAAAAATAGAAATTGATAAACAATACCAAGCAGTTGATGCTAAATACAAAATTATTATAGATCAGTTACAAGCTAAAATAGATGACCCATCTTTACTAGCCACTAAAGCAGATGGCACTAAGGAAACTATAGCTGAGGTTAAAGAGTCTATTAAAAAAGCAGAGAGACAAAAAACAGAAGAAAAATATGAGATAGCTAGAAAAATGCCGGTTAAACCAACATTAGCAGAAAAAATTGATGCACTAGCATTGATTATTTACGAATCTAAAAATAAAAATGCTTTGCCTGGTGAAGGAATTACTTTAGAAGACGCTAAAAAACAAGCTGAAGCATACTACGGAAAAGCAAAAGGGGGTAGAGTTGGTTATCAAGCAGGAACTGGTATGGAAGGTGCACAACCTATGCAAGCTAGTATGAATATGGAAGAAACTATTTCTACACCAAACGAAACTATTACTGAAGATATGTCAGCAACAGAAACAATAGAAAAACAACCTTCTGTAGATATGACTTATGAAGAATTTAGAAGTAAAATACCTGCTGAAGTAGAAGATAATATTGTACAATTAATATACTATAACAAAGATGCTTTTGCTGATTTTGCTAGCATAGTAGATCAGTCTGGAGTTGACGAGTTTAATAATAAATACCAAGTTAGTCTGGTATTACCAATGTCGGATGCAATGGTGTA